TGCGCTGCGCGGGTGGAAGTCCCTAAGGGGTAGCGGTCAAACTGACTTCACTGTGCAGGATGCAGGGGGCAAAAGCACCAAGCGCTTTTATTCAGACAAGCAATTTGTCTTTATCCCCGGTCAAAGGAACAGGGCTGAAATGATTGTTTGGAGCAACCTGCAAGCTAAGGATATGCTGGCGGGTCTGCAGAAGCGCAGGCTGCATACATACGGCAGGAATGTCCCTGACGATTATACCCAGCAGCTTACAAGTGAGATAAGGGTAAAGGATGCGCGCTCAGGGAAAGCCCATTGGATACTGCCCAGCAATAAGACCTGCGGCAATCACGCTTGGGATTGTGCGCTAATGGGTCTGATCCTAGCTGTGCGCTGGGGCATCATAGGCAGGGAAGCTACTGAAACTGCAGTGCCTACCCAGCCAGCTGAATGATTGACCGCACCAGATTAGCCCTGACCATTGGGCAAGGTTGCGCCTTCAGTGATGTAAGCTGTATGGGTCACAGCTTGGGTATGGCTGTGGGCGCAACCCCCTTTGACTTATTCTGCATCACAAATGGCTAAAGGCACTTACATTGGCTTTCCCAAGCAGGACTTGCTGGACATTTACAACGCTGCCCTAGCGCAGATTAAGTCCGGCACTATTGTCACAAGCTATTCTGACAGTGGCACTTCTGTTGGCAAGGTTGTGGTGGGTGACGCAAATGACCGCGCTGCGGAAGCCTACTTTGCCCTATCTCAGCTAGAGCCTGAGAATTACCCTGAGCGTATCACAGTGATCAGGACTGATTGGAAGGGTCTGACAGACTAACGCCTTTATGCCCAAAGCACAGCCCCACAAGCGCACCAAGTCCGGCAGCGTCAGTAAGAAGACACTGAAGCAGGCTGGTGCTAGTCAGTTTAACAGCGTCAGCTGGTCGAACAATCGCGCCCAGATTTACGGCACTGCCGTAGATTTCAGCGCGGACTATACCCCCACTGACCGGGTGGAGATGATGAAGCGCCTGCGCTATGGTGAGCGCAACTGCGGTCTGGTGCGTCAAATCCTTGGGGACTATGTGACATATGTGGTGGGCAGTGATGGTATCACCCACCAAAGCCACTGCGCTGATACTGCCAAGGCTACTGCCTATGATGAATACTTTGCTGATTGGTGCAGGAGCTGCGATCTGACCGGGCGCTTTAGCTGGGCAGAAGTGCAGCGCATCACAGTCAGGGGCGCGCTGCGTGATGGTGATAGCTATGCACTTAAGGTGTTTGACGCTGAAGGGCGCGCCAAGCTGCAGCTGGTGGAAGCTCACCGGGTTGCTAACCCTGAAGGTGAGCAAGTGCCTAAGGGTATGCTTGATGGTGTGCAGTTTGACAAGGTGGGGCGTATTGTGGGCTATTCAGTTATTCTTGGTGACAAGACAGCCAAGCTGATCCCTGCGCCTTCTGTCTGCCATATTGCTGAGCAGGATTATTGCAGCGGCAGCCGGGGACTCCCCTTGCTTCAGCATAGCTGGTCGGATATTCAAACGGAAGACGAGCTGCTTAAGCTGGAAGCCCTCGCAGTCCGTAATGACTCAGATTTTACTAGGGTGTTGGTCAAGCAAGGTGGGTATGTTCCTAACAACCTAGCTGCTGAATTGTCCGGCACTAACTCTAACGGCAGCAACCTTGCTAGCCAAATGGGTGGTAAGCTGGCTGTGCTTGAACCCGGTGAGGATTTAAAATCCATACAGTCAAACAGACCCAGCCCTGTGTTTGTGGGCTTCCTTGAAGCTATCCAGCGCGACATAGCGCGCGGCACAGGTTTGCCGTATGAGTTTAGCGGCAACCCTTCACAGGCAGGGGGCGGGGCGCTGCGTTTGATTGCCGCCAAAGCTGATAGATCGTTTGCGCGCTGGCAGACCATCACTATTGAGCGCCTATGCACACCCGCTTGGGGCTTTGTGATTGGCACTGCTATTGCCAATGGTGAGCTGCCTGACTCCCCTGATTGGAATAAGGTCAGCTGGACTACACCCAAGCGCTTGACCATTGATGCTGGCAGAGACGCTGCGCAGGATCGCGCTGACCTTGAAATGGGATTGCTCAGCCCTAGCGAGCTATACCAGCAGAGGGGGCTTGACCTTCGCACTGAAGTCCAGAAGCGCGCTAAGGACTTCCGTTATATTATTGATACGGCAGAAAAGGAAGGCGTGCCGCTTTGGATGCTATACAAACCGGGCTTCAATTGGCTGCAGCAGGGGCAGGGGAAACCCACAGCTACTGAAGTGCAGCTTGCCGGGGAAGACCCGCTTGCAGGTATTCCTCAGCCTGAAGCTGAGCCTGAAGCTGAAGACGAAACCAACACCTAACCTTTACACCCTATGCGCAACCTCATCAAAGCTATCAGCGCTGGTAAGCCATTCCTTGTGGACTACCAAGTTGCTGAGCAATACCTGCAGCTTAAGAAGTCTGCCGGGATCACTGACCTTATCACCCAGCTGTTTGGTGAAGCCCCTAAGCCCTACCAGACACAGGGCGGCACTTATGTCATTCCAATTACCGGGATGATTGCCAAGGGACTCAGCCCCTTTGAAGCCATTGGCGCAACTGACATTGATAAGCTGGATGACCAGATTGATGAAGCGCTGGCTGCTAACCCCAAGCGCATCCTTTTCCATATCAATTCTGATGGTGGCACTATTGATGGTGTGGAGGAAATCGCTGAGAAAATCCGCGCGCTGCCTGTTGAAACTATTGCCTATACTTCTGGCAGTATGAACAGTGCTGCCTTCTGGATCGGTAGTGCTAGTGACCGGGTGGTTGCATCAGCCAGCAGCAGTGTGGGGGCGATTGGCGTATACAGCGTAAGCACTGATTTGTCTGAGCAGGCTAAGGCTATGGGCATCAAGGTTAAGGTCTTCCGTAATTCCTCCAGCCCCTTCAAAGGAATGGGTGTGGCTGGGACTTCCCTGACTGATGAGCAGGAAGCCCTGACCCAAGCTGAAGTAGATAAGGCTGGGGACACCTTTAAGCAGGCTGTCCTGCAGAAGCGTAAGCTTGCTAAGCCTGAGGATATGCAGGGGCAGGCTTTGTCTGGTAAGGACGCAGCTGCGCGCAACCTGATCACCGGGCTAGCCCCCACCCTTAAGGTGCTACTTACCCAGCTGGAAGGGCAGTCATATGCTGCCGGAAGCCAGACAGCCAAGGTTGCCAAAGCCAAGTGAGCTTTTGACTCCAGACGCATAAGCAGAATGGAAACCAAATCTCTTACCATTGAAGACCAGCTTGCTGCTTCCAAGGCTATCCTTGGTGCTGTGCAGGCTGAGAAGGCTGAGCTGCAGGGCGCGTTTGAAACCCTTGCTGCTGAGAAGATGGCTGCGCTTGCTGAAGTGACTAAGGTTGCTGAAGGCAATAAGCAGACAGTGGAAGCCCTTGAGCAGAAGCTTGCCGGGTTTGAAGCTGAGAAGGCTGAGCTGCAGAAGCAGCTTGCTGAAGCCCTTGCCCATCAGGTCAGCGCTTCCAAGGAAGCTGCCAAGATTGCTTCTAGCGTTGGTATCTCCCCGGTTGCCGTCAGCCCTTCTGACGATCTCAGCGCTACACAGGCTAAGCCTAGCGCTGATGAAATCCGTAAGACCTTCCTTGGTATGAAGCCCGGCGCTGAGCGTCAGGCTTTCTTCCGTCAGCACCTTGCTGTGCTGACTGCCACTAAATAATTTTTCCCTCTAACCCTAATATATTAATCCTATGTCGATCGCTGCTGCTCCCGCTGTTCTTGCTGAACAGGTGCTTGCTGGTCTTAAGGGACGCCTTGGTGTCCTTTCTGCCTTCTCCACAAACCTCACCCCTACTGCTGTCGGTAAGACTATGCAGGTCAGCCTTATTGGTGGTGGCTCTGCCAAGGTCTTTTCTAAGGCTGCTGGTGGTTATCACGAAGCTGAAGAAGCTTCCCTGACTTCCCAGACAGTCACGCTTGTCCACCTGCACAGCACCAAGGACTTTGCTCCTGATGATCTGGCTGAGTATGGTGAAGCCTATATGATTAACGCCTTTGTTCCGCAGGCTGTTAATGAGCTGGTTGCTGAGTGCCACAAGCGCATTGGTAATCTTTTCACTGTCGCTAACTACAGCGCTGGTGAAGTGATCACTGCCGCTAACTTCAACTACTCTCAAGTGGTTGACCTTAAC